GCTGAAGACCTGCTGCCCGGCCTGCAGGCGCTCCAGAAGTCCCTGCAGGGTCGGAGTGATTCCGATCAGCTGGGCGACCTGCTCACGGGTTTGAAGTCCCTGAGCGCCTCCCTCTCCTGATCTTCCCTCCCCCACCTCCAGCCCGCCGCGTGCGGGCTTTTGTCGTTCTGAAAGGACACACCACCATGCGTATCAATCGCACCGTGGCTGGCTTCGCGCTGGCCGTCATCGCCGTTCTCTTCACCGTGGCGGCTTTCCCGCTCTTCCAGCACTTCCAGCCCGAACACCTTGGCGGCCTGATGATGTTGGCCAATGGTCCCGTCGTCGTTCCTGAGCTCAAGGGCTTGCTGGAATCCATTCAGAAGGGCTTTGCAGACTTCAAAAGCGCCAACGATGAGCGCCTGGCCAAGCTGGAAAAGGGCCAGTCTGGCAGCGACATGGATGCCAAGCTGGCTGCCATCCAGCGGGATGTGACCACGGCCATGGACTTGAAGAAGGACCTTGAGCGTCTGGAATCGAAGTCCAACTTGCTGGGCCTGATGGGCTCGCCCCAGGGCGGCAACCCTGACAAGGCCGCCTACAAGTCGGCTTTCTTCGACCGCTTTGTTCGCAAGGGCGACGAGGCAGGCTTGAAGGATCTGGCTGCCAAGGCCATGAGCATTGGCAGCGGTACCGACGGTGGCTTTGCTGTGCCCGAAGAGATCGACCGCACCATCGAGCAACTGCAGCGTGACCTGTCGCCCATGCGCCAGATCGCCAACGTGGTCCGCGTCGGCACCAGCGACTACAAGAAGCTGGTCAACAAGAACGGCATCTCTTCCGGCTGGGTCGGTGAGACCGATGCTCGCCCCGCCACAAACACCAGCCAATTGGCCGAGATCACGCCTTTCATGGGCGAGCTCTATGCCAACCCCCAGGTCACCCAGCAGGCGCTGGACGACATCTTCTTTGATGTCGAAGGCGAGGTGAACACCCAGCTGGTGGAAGAGTTCTCGATCGCCGAAGGCGCCGCTTTCTTCACCGGCAACGGCACCAACAAGCCCAAGGGCATTCTGGGCTACTCCACAGCCGCAACCGCTGACAGCTCGCGTGCCTTTGGCACCATCGAGCACGTGGCCACGGGCGTGGCTGGTGACTTCGCTGCCTCCAACAAGGCCGACGTCTTCTTCGACGTGGTAGCCAAGCTGAAGGCCGGCTACCGTGCGGGCTCGGTGTGGACCATGAACAAGGCCTTGATGTTCGAAGTCATGAAGCTCAAGGACACCACCGGCCAGTACCTGTGGCAGCCCAAGCTGACGGACAACGGCATTGGCCTGACCTTGCTGGGCTTTGGCGTGGTTGAAGCCGAAGACATGCCTGCCAAGGCTGCCAACGCCCTGGGCATTGCTTTCGGCAACTTCAAGCGCGGCTACACCATCGTGGACCGCATGGGCATGCGCATGCTGCGTGACCCCTACTCCAACAAACCCTATGTGGGCTTCTACACCACCAAGCGTGTGGGCGGCATGTTGGTGAACAGCGAGGCCATCAAGGTCGTCAAGTTCGCCGCGGCCTGATTCACCTGGGGGCCGCTGATGTGGCCCCCAGCCTTCCACCCATCACATTGGTGACGACATGAAATCCATCATCGTGCTCAAGCCCTTCAAGTTCGCGCATGAAGGCATCCGCGTCGAGGAGTTCGCTCCCGACGAGGTTGACAAAAACAAGGTCATCGAAGTCAGCGATGAATGCGCTGAAGTGGCCTTGACTGAAAAGTGGGCCAAGCCCGCCAGGGAACCCAGGGGACGCAAGGAGCCTGAACAGGCCGCCCAGCAGCAGGCCCCAGAAACTGCCGCCCAAACCGAAGCCCCAGAAACCAAGGCTGAAGGCAATGGCGAAGTCGGCCAGGCCGACCAGCCCGAGTAAACCAACCAGATCAGAGCACCCACCATGAGCATCACCACCCTGGCAGCCGCCAAGCAGCACCTGCGCGTGATCGGTGCCGATGAGGACACTCTGATCCAGCGCCACATCGACGCCGCGGAGCTGGCCGCGGCCCAATGGCTTGGCGCCAATCTGTATGCCGATGCTGGCGCTTTGTCCACTGCGGTTGCAGCAGTTCCCGGGGCACTCACTGCGGCCACCACGGCATTTGATGCGGCAGTTTCTGCCGCTCAGGCCCTGGCGACCGAAGCAGAACAAATGATTGCGCTGGGGGCCGCGAATGCGGCCTACTCCAAGGCCTTGGAAGGCGCACGATTGACCCATTCGGGCATCGTGATCAACAGTCTGATCGAGGCGGCGATCCTGCTGATCGTGGGGGCGCTCTATGCCGACCGCGAGGCAGGCGACATTCCCCAGGCTGCCCGCAACCTGATGCAGCCGTTCAAGGTGTACGCATGAAGGCGGGCCAACTCGACAAGCTGGTGTCGATCCAGCAGCAGTCTTCAGTCCAAGACGATGCTGGCCAGCCGGTAAAAACCTGGAGTGAAGTGACTCAAGCGTGGGCTGATGTGAGGTCGATGAGTGGCCTGGCCACCATCAAGGCAGACGCTTACGTTTCAACCTTCAAGGCATCGGTTCGCATTCGCTACCGTGACGGCATCAAGCCCGGCATGCGGGTGGTCCACGGTGCCACGGTGTACGACATCAAGGCGGTACCGCCCGATTCCGGCCGACGTGAGTTTCTGGACCTGGTCTGCGAGGTGCGCGCATGAGCTTCACGATCAAGGTCGACATGCTGGGCATCGATCAGATGCTGGACCAGCTGGGCGACAAGGCAGAAGAGGCTGCGCGGCCTGCAGCACAAGCTGCCGCTCAGGTTTTTTACGACGAAGTGCAACGCAATGTGAGCCGCCTGGGGAGCAAGTCGGGCAACCTCAAGCGCTCGATCTACCAGGCTTTCAGCGACAGCAACTCTCGCCCAGGCCGAGCCACCTACCACGTGAGCTGGAACGAAAAGAAGGCGCCCCACGGGCATCTGCTGGAGTACGGCCACTTGCAGCGCTACGCCATCGGCATTGGCAAGGGTGGGAAGTGGTTCACCTTTGTGCGGCCTGAGGCCAAGGGCAAGCCAAAGCCTAAGCGCAAGGCGTCGCAGGCTGTCAAGGACGCCTACTACGTGCCGCGCAAGGGTGGTCCCAAGCAGATTCCCGCTCGGCCCTTTGTGCGCCCGGCGCTGGCTAAGTCTGAGGCTTCAATTGAGGCTGCCAAAGCGGTGCTGCTCAAACACATGGGGCTGTGATGACACTCGAAACACGCATGCAAGCTGCCCTTCTGGCGCTTTGCCCGAGAGTCTTCCCTGATGTTGCGGAGTTAGGCACGGAAGCCCCTTACGTGACCTGGCAGCAAACCGGCGGCCAGGCTCCGGTCTACCAAGAGGGCGCACTGCCCGACAAGCTCAATGCCCTGGTGCAGATCAACACCTGGGCAGACACGCAAAGAAGCCAGCGGGCTGATGCGGACCATCGAGGCCGTTTTGGTCGCTGACACATCGCTGAACGCCACGCCTGTGGGCGCCCTGGTATCTGACGTCGACGACGACAGCGACCTGCGCGGCGCAATTCAAGAATTTTCCCTTTGGGTGCCCAGGACCTGAGCACCCACTCCATGCCCGATCGGGCGAACCGCAACAACCGGCCTTGAGCCGGTTTTTTCATTCCCGAAAGGAAACTCTCCATGGCTCAGGTACCCACCGGCACCACGTTCTTCGAAGCTGTCGTGACCTGCGCGGGCCACGGCTTCGCTGCTGGCGACATCGTCGAAATCACGAGCGGCTGGGGCCGCCTGAACCTGCGCTACTTCAAGGTCAAAAGCCCCACGACCAACAACTTCACCTTGGACGGTGAAGACACCACCTCCACCACGCTGTTCCCTGCTGGTGTGGGCATCGGCTCGGTGCGCAAGGTTTCGACCTTCACGCAGATCCAGCAGGTGCTGACCGCATCGAGCTCTGGCGGCGACCCCAAGACCGTGAACTTCAAGTACATCGAGTCAGATGTTGAGAACTCGATCAACGACGGTTTCAGCGCGACCAGCTACACGCTGGATCTGGACGCCGACTCGATTGGCACGGCTGGCTACACCGCCCTGAAGACACTGACCAGCGTGCAGTCCAACACCGTGATGCGCATGGTCACCCGCTCTGGCTCTCAGGTGCTGGTGCCTTGCACCGTGGCGCTGAACGAAGCCGTGAGCCTGGCTGACGGCCAGATCAACCGCGTGAAGTGCGCCTTCAACGGCAACAACCGCGGCACTCGCTACGCCTCCTGATCCCTGGCCCGGCCTGGGCCACCCCTGGCACCGACCTGGCCCTGTTCGCTCTTCGCGGGGCGGCAGGGCTGGGCGCGGGCTTGTCTCAATCGAATCACTCACCCCGCGAAGGTTGAACACACATGGCAAAGATCACCCTGGGCCAGCGGCCCAAGACTTTCAGCAAGACCGTCAGCTTCCCGATGCTGGACGGCACCACCGGCCAGATCACGGTCAAGTACCGCTACCGCACCCGCAAGGAGTACGGCTCGATGGTCGACCAGATGGTGGCCGAAGCCAACAAGGCCGCTGAGGCTGCAGGCAAAGCGCCTCAAGCCGAGTTCAGCATGGAGGCCCATTTGGGCCACACCAGCGAGCAGAACGCCGCCTACATCCTGGTGGCCGTTGAAAGCTGGGACCTTGACAAGGAACTGAGCGCCGACACCGCGCAAGAGTTGGCCGATGAGCTGCCGGCTGCAGCGCTTGCCATCATTGAATGCTATCGGGCTGCCATCACTGAAGGCCGCCTGGGAAACTGAGGGCGGCGGCGGCGGGCCTGTATGAGCGCCTGCCGACCGCTGAAGATCTGGCTGGGTCATGTTTCTCTGCTGAGGACTATGCCCTGCCCGATGTAGAGGTGTGGCCCGAAAACTGGCCAGCCTTTGAGCTCTTGGCTGACATGCGCACGCAGTGGCGAGTTGGCATGGCTGGCCCCACGGGCTTGGACTACCTGGCACTGTTTGCCCTGATGGACTTTCACGAGGTGCCGCGCGATGAGCGGCGCCAGATGCTGGACGACATCCAGACGATGGAGGCCGCTGCCCTGGTGCAGATGGCCGTGAAGTATTGAAGCGAGCACCCCATGACTGAATCGCGCAAAGTGCAGCTGGAAATCACTGCAGACGGCACCGGTGCCCGTGCTGGGTTTGACCAGGTCAAGCAAGGTGCGCGCGACATGGCCCAGGCCGTCACCCAAGCTGGTGAGCAGGCTTCCAAGGGCATCAACGGCATCGGCAATGGTGGCGACCAGGCCGCAGCCAAGGTCGACAAGGCCACCTCCAGCATCGTGGGCAGCGTCCAGCGTGCCACCGCTGCCCTGCAGGCTGGTGAGAAGGGTTCGGCCAAGTATTTCGAGGCCTTGGCAAACCAGCGCGGCATCAGCTCAGACGTTCTCAAGCCTTATCTTGAGCAGCTGCGCAAGGCCGAAGAAGCCCAGCGCGTGGCCTCAGGTGGCCTGCAGAACATGGGCATCTCTGCTGCCCAAACAGCGGCAGCTATGCGCAACGTGCCTGCACAGATCACCGACATCGTGGTGGGCTTGCAGGCTGGTCAGGCGCCCATGACCGTGCTGCTGCAGCAAGGTGGCCAGCTCAAGGACATGTTCGGGGGCGTTGCGCCTGCCGCTCGCGCCCTGGGCTCTGCCTTACTCAGCCTCGTCAACCCGGCCACCATTGCTGCCGCTGCGGTGGGTGCCGTGGCCATCGCCTACTTCAAGGGCGCCTCTGAGACATCCGAGTTCAACAAGCAGATTGCCCTGACGGGCAACATCACTGGCACGACCTCCGGCCAGCTGGGCGCCATGGCGGCCAACGTCTCCAAGGTGGTTGGCACCCAGGCGCAAGCCGCCGAAGTGCTGGCTCTGCTGGTTGGCACCGGCCGCGTGGCTGTGGGTTCCATGCAGGGTGCCACTGAGGCCATCATCGCCATGAGCAAGGCCTCTGGCATTGCCGTCGACCAGCTGGTGAAGGACTTTGCCGAGCTGGGCAAGGCCCCAACCGAGTCGATTTACACGCTCAACGAGCAGTACCACTTCCTCACGCAGTCGACCTATGCCCAGATCAAGGCGCTGGAGGACCAGGGGCGCAAGGAAGAAGCCGCCGCCCTGGCTCAAAAGACCTACGAGTCGGCACTGAAGGAGCGTGCCACTGGTGTGGTCAACAGTGCAGGGTTCATTGAGCGCGCATGGAAGAGCGCCGGCGAAGCTGCGTCTTATGCCTGGGATCAGATGTTGGCCGTGGGGCGCCCCAAGCTGCAGGACGAAATCCTGGCAAACGCCAAGACGCAACTGGAGAGCATGCGCAAGCTGCGCGAGTTCAACCAGTCGATCTTTGGCGCCCAGCAAAAGAGCCAGCCAGAGCAGAACCTTGAACTGGCCATTGTGCGCATGCAGGAAAAGTCCGTGCGTGAGCAGGGCGCCGCGGCAACCCAATCTGCCCGCCAGCGTGCACAAGATGCTGCCACCGATGCCACCAAGGCAATCGAAGAGCAGCGCAAGGCCTTGATGACAGGCGCAGCCAAGGTTGAAAAGGAGCTGACGACTTACCGTGACCGCATCGCCAAGATTCGGCTGGTGGACCCCAACAGCCCCCTGCTGGATCCCAAGCTGATCGCATCGGACGAGGCCGCCATCAAAGATAAAGGCGTCGACAAGGGCGCTCTGGCTGCCAGCCGTCGCGAAGCAAACGCCGCACAGACCCAGATCCAGAAGGCTCTGGCCCTGGTGGATGAGCTGGCCGCCAAGACCGATGGCATGGGCCTGTCGCCCAAGTACACCGAGCAGGTGGCCTTGCTGGCCAATGCTTACCACTCGGGCGCCATCTCGCTGGAGACCTACAACCAGGCGCAAGAGCAACTGCTCCAGCGACAGCCTTTCGCCATCGCTCGAGCCAAGGAACAAGCAGAGGCCGAACGCCAGTGGCAGACCGACCGCAAAAAGCGCTTTGATGAGATCGAGAACCAGTACGACCAAGAGGTCAAGGCTGCCGAGAACAGCGCAAAGTCTGTGCAGGATCGTGTGCAGCAGCTGGCCGACGAGGACCAGGCTCTGAGCCGCTCCAAGATGATGCACATCAGCCTGGCCGAAGCCATCGAAGATGTGCGCATCGCTCGGTTAACTGAGGCTCGTGCCGCGGCTGCCAGTGCTGGCAATCAGAAGGTGGTCGATGCGTTGAATGCTGAGATCGAGGCCCGTCGCCAGCTCAAGGTGTTGACGGTTGGCAAAGAGGCGAAAGCTGTCGCGGCTGACGCCGCCAAGCAAGCCGAACAGGACTGGAAGCGCAGCGCACAGATCATCGAGCAATCGCTGACCGACGCCCTGATGCGCGGCTTTGAGTCCGGCAAGGGCTTCATGCGCTCCCTGCGCGACAGTGCCGTCAACATGTTCAAGACCATGGTGCTGCGGCCTGTGATCTCTGCTGTGGTGAGCCCGCTGGCTGGTGGCGTGACGAGTGCCCTGGGCTTTGGCAGCGGTGCTTCTGGATCTATATCTGGAGCCGGTGGATCTGGTGGCCTGGGCGGCATTTTGAGCAGTGCCCAGTCGATCTACAGCCTTGCCACTGGTGGCCTTACATCCGGCATTGCCAGCGCCATTGGTAGCGCTGGCTCATTGTTCGGGTCCACAGCATTGAGCAGCTTTGCGACTGGCATGCAGGGTGCAAGCCTGGCGGCAGGCTTGGCAGGCCCAACAACGGCGGGCGCCACTGGTGCACTTGGGGCGGGGGCCTCCTTTGCTGCAGCCATCCCTTACCTTGCACCTCTTGCCATCATCGGCATGATTGCGGCGAGCATGGGGGCATTTGATGGCGCCTCTTATCACTCTGGCTCAGCCATCGGCGTGAATGCGGACGGCAGCACAACCGGCCGCCTGGAGAACCAAGCGACCTTTGGCGACCAGCGCGTGTGGGGTGGGTTCACTGAGGTTGACAAGCGCGGCGGTGCTGCATTTGCTGACCCGCTGACCACCATTGGCACAACCATCGTCAACGGCCTGAACACGACGTTCAAGACGTTCGGCCTGGATCGCCGCGTTTCGGCTTACACGGCCTTTGGCGCCGACGGCAAAGACGCCAGCGAGGGCGTGCTGCGCATCCTGGGTAATGACGGCTTCGCGCTGGGCGACCGCAAGAAGTACAGCACCGATGCAAGCAAAGGCCTGCAGGAGTACCTTGCAGACGCTGGCCGTGTGGCCCGCGATGCGCTTGTGTCGGCTGACATTCCCGGCTGGGCTAAGTCCATCTTGACCGAGCTGGGCGCGTCTCCTGAGCTGCAGGCCGTGGCTCAGTCGGTGCAGAAGATCAATGAGGCGCAGGCCGCATTGGTGAGCCTGGGCGAGTCGATGGCACAGATCAGCGGCTTGAGCGGCTCGACCGTCTCGGCCCTGGTGCAGGCCTTCGGCAGTGTGGATGGGTTGATCAGCTCCACCAAGAGCTACTTTGACCTGTACTACAC